CTATCATCTATCACACCTTGACATTCTTAAGTTTGCTCTGCAATAACGATATAATCTCCTGCCTGCTTTCTTTTAATGCGGGGAACAAAAATGGTTTTGGAACCATTCCCTCTGTCCAGAAGAATTCTTTTAATGTCTCATCATAATATACCCAAGGCGTTTTCCGTCCTGTGCCATCTTTCGCATATATACCTGTCCCGAATTCTACATAAGGAGCATATTCAACATTCGTTCCGACCCGCCCTGTATGATTTTTCGCAGACGATTTGACCTCGTGGGTTATGCTTGCGTGCAATCTTCCGTGTCGTACTGTGCATTTGTCTTTCGCCTTAGCTTCAATAATCACGACCGCCTTCTCGATGACCTCTTTCAAAGCCGCATTGTCTTTCTTCGCAAGTGCGTCAATCTTCCTCTGTACTTCTTTATCGCCGACTATCTTCGCCTCTATCTGCAAGTTAATGTCTCCTTAATTGTTATATCCTCTAATAGCAAGTTGTTCCAATAAACAAATACATCTCTCAACCATCTTTAATGCGAATTTGATATCCTTGAAATTGGCTTGAAACGATAATTTGCCTTCTCTATCCATCTCAAGCATTATGACCTTTTTGTCATCCATATTAATCGACTTTTTTCAGATATAATTCCAGATGTGATATATTCCTCTGTCCATAGACATCATTCACAAGCAATATACTGTATTTCTCGCCGTCTATGTCAATCCTGTGCGATTTTGTATTGAGGTCAATGCCAAATGGTCGTCTCATAAACAGTATATGGCTCACCTTCTCATATATCGCCTCCGGGCCGACTATCTTTCCGCCCGATTTTATATTTAATCTGCAAGCGACTCCTGGCAACAGCACTCCCCAAGTATCCAGCATTTGCCCCGAATCCGCATCCTGCGTCCTTGTCGCCACCTCGATATTGCATCTCCTGTTCAACAGGCTTTCAAATGACATTCAATCTTCTCCACTGATTCATCTTGACCCTGATTTCCGCTGGAATGCTGTCTGATGTATAATTGACTGAATAATCGCCCATCCTCTCTGATGATATGCCCTCATTCGATTTGCTCTCGAATCCCGTCTTGACAAGGCTATTGCAGATATACTGCAATCCCTGTGGGATGCCATCTACTGCGAAGTCATATCCAGCCGCATAAGTGATTTTTATGTTCTTATTGCCAGACGGCCAATCGCCTTCATCACGATATATATATCCCTCCTCTGCGTATATCACATAATATGTGCTATCATACAATTCGTCAGTGCCGACAAGATAATGCCTATATATAGTCGTTACCGATATTATCGGATAATTATCCAGAAACAGATACCTCGTCCCGTTGCCATCCACAAGCGAATCCGTATATGTCGTCTTTGCGAATCTCCGACCGCAGTATTTCTCAATGAAATCAGTCGCCGAATTAATCAACTCCTCCAGCAATAAGTCATTCGGGGCATACAATATCTTCTTATTGGCCGATAATAGACAACTCGTCGCCTCTATCATCGTCAAGCTCGCACTCGCTTGCCCGCCATTCGCCACCACTTCAGCCACCCATCCCTTGCCAAGTGTGGCATTGATATACGCCACTAACTCTGTTATCGTATCCTTGTTGGCATCTGCAAACAGCAGAGTCGAATCATCGGCATTTACCCCGCCTGTAACAATCAGCCTGATTCCCGTCGATGTCACTTGATAAGTCGCATCAGTGGCGTCGCCAGAGCTATTATATAGCGTAAATATAGGCACCTGTATATCATTATCTGTAATGCCCATAAACCGCTTGACCGATTCCAGAGTAGTCAAAGCATAAGCACATAGAGCCATTCTATCCCTCCCATATTGAAAAGAGAAAACGACAGTTTATCGATGCGGACACTGCCAAACGCTGTTCCTCTCGACATCCTACCTGTATTGTATATTCACATTCACCGCAGATGTGGCAGACGATTTCTTTATCCCTAAATTCCTCAATATCAATGGATTATGAGCAGGATAATTAATCGTAACAGGCCCCGTAGATGCCGCCAAATCATAGGTCTGCGCCACTGTGGCTGTCATAGACGATGTGCAGGTGTCATATATCGTAATGACTTGCGATACCGTGTTCAATATCCCATTGGTCAGGATTATCTTGTCAATCTTGACCCCGCCTGCGATGTTCGGATATCCGCCATTGGCGAAATCCACAACCCCGCTCGTCGGATTATGCGTCGACAATGCGACTGTATAATCATCGCCAAATCCCGCCTGCAATATGCAAACAACAGATAGAATCGTCAATAATGCGATTCTCTTATACATAATCAGACTCCTTCTCAAATTTATTCAAACTTACCTGTAAATTATGTTCGCATTCACTGCCGACCCTGCCGCAGATTTCTTGATTCCCAAATTAGTCTGCACCAACGGATTGTGAGCGGGCAAATCAATTGTCGTGATTCCGATAGCAGCAGGCAAATCAATTGTCATAGATACAGTCGCCGTCATCGAGCTTGTGCAGGTATCGTAGAAAGTTATAACCTGCGCAGTAGCACCGCCATTAGACAGGATGATTTTGTCTATCTTCGCCCCTGCAACTATATTGGGGAATGCTCCTTTCGTGAATTCGTGTGCTGATGCTGTCGGCGTGAATGAGCATACCGCCACCGTATAGTCATCAGCAAATACGACCCCCACTGCGAACAACAGGCATAATGCCATTACCAAAAATGATATTCTCCTCATCTTCGTAACCTCCTTGATATTAGACAGATTTTTTATTTCTTCTTCCTGATTCTGCTTTTCTTCTTTGGCGCAGATTTCACCATCTTATCGACTGGCGCCTTATCCATCTTCGCCTCCTCAACTTCCTCTGCCTTTGCCAATCCCATAGCGATAATCCTTTTCTTCTGCTCGTCATTGGCATTGACAGCCTCCCCGACTTCGTATTTCCTCCCTTCAAGTATGAAGGAAGATACAGCTATCAATTGTTTCATAATCCCTCCTTAATCCGAAAAAGTGCGTCCCGACTACCCCGAATATCCCGCATATTGTGAATAATCGGGACGCCAGTCATCCAAGACAAAAAGAGATATCTATTTCACAAGCATCCTTGAGAATGCCACTGGCAACGCCACATTGATAGACATTCTCCTCACGAACCTGAACCAAGTCTCATCCAGCATAAATGCGCTCTCATTGGTTCCGAAATCTGATGCGTCTTTGGAGGCATATATCTCATATCCGCCCCTATCAGACAGCCACAAATACTTCTTCCAGTTGCCATAAAATATCGCCGTCTCTGTCCCCCCTCCGTATGTGGATAATATCTGGTCGCTTACCTCATAGGACATTCCATACACATTGCCCGGTCTTGACTCATTCGGCATCTGCCATAATGGCCTGTTCTGGTTGTCCTTCAAGGTTGAAATCAGCCTCAAAGCGTGAGATGACATAACCAGAGATGCCCCTGCCCTGTATCCGGCGCCTATGCCGAATATGAGATTGACAAGGTCATCTGCCGCCAAATTGGCGCCCACCTGCAACACCGCATTGACTCCGACCGCATTCAATACGCCCACAAATGGGTCGGTATTTCCGACAAGTCCGCACCTATCTTCTTCCCTGCCCATAGCATTAGCCACCAGTTCTTTGCAGAAATTGTCCAAACCTACGCTGTTATCTGCCAAAAGCTCATCGGTCATCTTGACTACTGCAGCGACCTTATGCGCTGTCTGGGTCACTCTGCCAAAAGTAGGTTTCGTCGGTGTCTTTGCTACTGCCTCATCTGTCCAGGTCACTGTAACATCAGTCAACTGTTGTGGAACTCTCCGAATAAGCGAACCCATTGGAAATAATCTCGCAATCCTTCTTAAAATAGATTCGCCAGCCTCAAGCTGGATTATCTCGTTTGCGAATTCCTCTGGCACCGTATATCCGCCCTGCGCAGGTGTCGTCTCATTCAATACAGTCTTCAGCTGGGCGATTGTATCGAGATGCTGGACAGGATTGGCTACCGCCCTCAATACATCTGCGAAAAACATCCCATTCTCTGGCACCTTGCCTTCCTTATCAGGCACCGCCCATATCATCTTCCTCTCTGGCGGATGTATCTTCTGCTCCAACTCCGCCACCTGCTTGATAAGTTCGTCAATGCGCTTGTCCTCGTTCTCGGAAGGTTTCGCCTTCGCCAATAATTCCTTCAACTCATAAACTTGCTTGCCCAATTCCTCAATTGTCAACATTTTTCTATTCCTCCTTTATTGGTTTTATTCTGCTATTGATTAACTTGCGATTTCCTGCTTGATTTTCGCAAGGTCATCACTGATTTTTTGCAATTCTTCGTCGTCTATCTCGCTCTTGCCATCATCACTCGGAGGCTCGCTTGCATTATAAAGCTCCGTTAGCATATCGGCGCATTTCTTGACGAGACTCCTATTCTTCTCAGACAATACCCTCCCCGACTTGATGTCCTTCTCTATATCCTCCCTCTCTAATTCGGCATTGACTATATCGCCCAGCTCGTCGAACCACACATCGTTAAACATATCCCTCAACTCCGCCTCTGTATATTCCCTGAATTCAGGAACTTCCTTTTTCATACTTTCATAATGTCTTGATAGATGTCTATAAATCGCAATTTTTGTGTCTGATTCTAAATCTATCCCGCCTCTTGCCCCTAATATGAACGCCATAGAAGCAATAACTTTTTCGGGGACTATATCGCCATTCGCTTCGTTGTGATGAGGCATTCTTGAATCTAAATCAAAGTCTAATGTATTCTTATCCTCATCTTCGGGCTTGACCAATCCAAAGCTCTTTGCCATTACTTCACCCATCGATTTGTCAGCCAATGCCTCGGCATTAGACGGCACCGGGCAACCCGATATCTCCAACAACTCCTGCGATGTGTATCTGTATCCGCCGCTTATCAATCCCTTTTCTTTCTCATAATCCTCATCTGATATTTCCTCTCGCTTGAATGGTATGAATCCGACCGAGAAAGTCCGCAGATATTTATTCTTGTATAGCTTATATACAGTATCCGCAAACTCGTATATCTCTTTCTCAACGAATTTTGCCTTGAACCTCAATTTGCCATCCTCAACCTTTATCTCCGTCGCCTTTGCGATAGGCAATGCGTCCTTACCCGTGTATGTATGCCCCCACAAAATGATGGGATTCTTCCTGAAATTCTTTAGCTTCCAACCTTCTGGCTCTATTATGTCGCCATCCCTATCCCTTAATCCCGTCGACGCCACCGCCGACAGTGTTCTGTCCTCTCCTTCTACCTCCTTGACCTCGAAATCAATCAATTTCCGTATAGATTCCATTTTCATTTTCCTCCCGTTAAATTTATCGTTTAACCACTCCACTCATTGTGCATCTGCAATTGCAGATTTCCTCTGGCCCACCTGCGGGGTCGCCTGGATACATCAACCCATTCGAGAATGGCTCATCTAAACCAACTTCCTCGCCATCTATCTGATGCGATGGCCTCACATCCGCGTCCCTCGAACTAATCCACTTTTTATTCTCCACCACGCCAGATTGCAAGTAGGCTGCGAAATTGCCCTCATTGCTCGCCGATATAACCTCCGTCCTCGCTATACGCTCCGTCCTGTATCCACGAGCCATATCGAATACCGATTCAATCCGTTTCTCCACATCTGGAATGCCCTCGCCAGATAACACTGCCTCTTTCAACTGGTCACGCAATGTGTCTTTAGTCGTTGCATCTATATCCTTCCAATAATCGAATAGTTTTTTATCTATCCACTTTACAACTTCTGGATTGCTGATATCGAAATCTATGCCCAAACCCAAGCGGGCTATCTCAATCTTGGCACTGTCTTCTAATGCTCCTGTTATAACAGGCTTTGTCTTTTTCTTCAATCTTTTACCCGCCTCCGAGCTGTCGTATATAATCACATCGATATTCTGCTTTATGTTCTCTTTTTTGACTCCCAATATCTTTGTCCTGAACTCTTTCCAGCCATAATCACGCAGGTTGCGTATAGTCTCCCTCTCTTGCCAAGTAAACTCATCCCTCAATATGGGCTTGAATCTCCGCTCCCACGATTCCGTCCTCGCCTTGAACTGATACCATATCTTGTCATTGATTAATTTCTCCCGAGCCTTGTCATCATCTTCCTGACTGATATCCTTCTCGCCAGCAGGCTCGAATCTACCGTCCTTATCCTTACAATGACTCCTCGCAGATGATTCTGTCCATATATCCTTGTTGTATCTCATAGCCTGCAGTTCTGACTTGCCTTCTTTTATGCCATATATGAAATCCACGCATTTGCCGTCTACCTTGACCTCGCAATTCTTCCTCGCATACCTGTCATAGTTAGGCTCTTTCAGTCTGCAACTATGCTCGTTCGGATATGGCTTCAATGCTATATCCTTCGGTATTATATCGCCAATCGCCTCCTCGCCAATAGGCGCAGGGCTTGAAGGCTCTGGTCTCGGGCTTGAAATTGGTATTAGATTCATCGGCGCATTCCAAGTATCGCCCCATCCAACTTTGTCCTCACCCAAATCTTCTCTCACTTCGTTTATCGTCATTACACCAGACCTTGTCAATATCTCGTATACCTGAGCTTTTATAAGCTCATCATCCCTCAATTCTTTAATTCCCGATAAATCAAATTCAACATATAGATTCGGGTCGAATATGCTGACGAGGAACGAATTAATTGTATTCTCCATCTTCTTGAGTTTCGGTATCAATGTATCACGCCAGAATATCTGCGTCTGCTCTCTGGCATTTGCATAAGAGGCATATTCGAACACGCCTACCATTGCAGGTGGAACACCAAACACACCCAATATATCCTCACGAGTCATTTTTTTTGAATTTATGAACTCCATATCTTTTTGACTCAATCCCCTCTGCTCCCATTTCAACCCGCCTTCTTCAATCATCGGCTTGTGAGCATTTGTAACGCCCCTATGCGCCGCATTCCAGGCGGCTATTACCCTCTTGCGTTGGTCATCTGTTAAACTTTCCTGAACTACAATACCACCTTTCGGTTCTGCGCTATTAAAGAAAAAGTTTCTGTTATATGTATCGCCCAGATTCTGCGTATCTATGGCAAGCCTGCCAGCGCTTATGGGACTCAATCCGTAGTAATCATCTGTGGGATTGAAATTCTTGAAATGCAATACGAATTCTTTTGGAAGCGGTATGACCTTACTCTGCCCAATATCATATCTGTATTCTTTGATGTGTTCGGTTGGATGGGGGACTATCTTGACCCTATATGGATTGAGGGGGTATATCTCCGTCGGCTTGCCAGCCACATACGAATCCAATAGCCAATACGCATTGCCTGTCAAATCCTGATATGATAATGTAGCCTCTTTCAATCCGAATCCATCCATTATCGGATTTACTGTCTCCAATAATTCCAATACGGGATGATTCATAATCTCCTCATAGCTAATCTTCCCGCCTTTGACTATCTTCTTGTATAGCTTGAATGGCACCATAGCGCCTGACATAGCAATCCGCTTTATGCAGGCATAGACCCAGCTCACATCCGCATACTGCTTGAGATAATTCCTGTAATTCTGCTGAGCCGACTTGCCAATGCTATCTATACCGCCATAGCCTGCATCAAGTTGATATAGCCTTTTAGCCGCCTTCTGATATCCAAACACATTCATTATACTGTCGATTATATTCATTTTCCTTCTTCTATAACTACATATTTACAATTTATAATAAAGGATGCTAATTTCATCAACCATAATCCTATCTTTATTCTCAGTCTCAATCTCCATATTCGTGTTGGTTTAACAGTCACTTTCATTTCAAAATTTTTCATAGCCTCCACCATACTAACTCTCATTGGATTAGGAATTTTCATTCTATCACCGTCAATCTGGGTCCGCCTTCGCCCTTACTGTAATAAGATTGTCCCTTGATTGCCAATGCCAAACTATCAGCTCTATCAGGGCTTTTAAGTCCTCGCTTAACCATATCATCTTTACCTTCCAACTTAATCTGGCTCTTGCTTGTGTAATCGTATTTCCTGCCTGCTAATTGAGCCATCAATATTGGGTCATTAGGTATGTCTATATTATCGGTCTTGAATCTCTCCCGCATTGTCCAGTATATCTCTGCTGACATATTAAAGAACTGTTCTGGTCTATCCGCAGGTGACCCGTTATTAATCGGCTGCACTTTATGCCCCTCCTCGTGCAATCTATCAGTAACACCACCTCCTACTCCCGTATCATCAACGCAAACCGAATGGGCTGGTATACCCCATTTATCCATCATTTGTATAATATTGCCGCAGGTTTTCATTGTATCTTTGCCTTTATATGCCCTCTGCTCCAATACCTTAGCCCCGTGAATGGCGGTCAATACAGTCTCGGCATCACCAAACCTTGCCACATCCACACCCAATCCTTTTGACCCTTCGGCATTCAATTCCCTGTCCCTTGCAGATTCAATCCAACTCAATAGTATTAGTGTGTCTTCCGTCTCCTCTGGGAACTCCGCCAATACCTTCGAGATATACAGCGGATTGTCCTCTCCCCAATCGGATTTCCTGTCCTCAATCCATTTGCGGGTTATCAAGCCCGGAATCACATCCCTGCCCTCTATGACATTCGGCACACAACTCGCAGGTATGTGTATCTTATTCCACAACTCCGCATTCCTGCACGCATCGTAATATCTGCCGCTCGGACTTGCAGGATTGCCCAATACCAATATGCGAGATGATTCGTTGGTCACAAGCGATATCGCCACATCCCACAATTTGGGGTTAATGCCTTGCGCCTGGTCTATCACAACCAATACATTCGGGCTATGATACCCCTCAAACCTCGTCGCCTCCTGCTCAACATTAATCTGCGGACTCATTCCTATTGCGAACCAATCTTCTTGCAATTTCAACTCGGTCTGCAACAGCCTTCCGCCCAGTGGCACCTTAGCCCTGTTGTATATAGCCCCTATCTCGCTCCATAATATCTTCTCGACCTGATTCCACGATGTCGCAGTCGTTATCACTTTAGATGGAATGAAGTTATACTGATACCATAGTATAATCTTGCCCGCTATATGCGACTTGCCCGAGCCAAAACAGGACTGGACTATTGTCCTTTGATTGTCCCTGACCGACAATACAATGTCTCTCTGCTTGCTCCATAGCTTGCCACGCAGACACCGCTCCATCCATAAAAGCGGATTACTCTGCGATTTCCTCTGCCAGTCTATTGCCTTGCTCAAAAGGTCTGGTTTTGTTTGTGTTTCCATTCCTATCATCATAAATTACCTGCATAAACTTGTTCATTGTGAAGGCTATTTCGCCCGAATGCTCGACCTTATCCCGCAAATGCCCTTTCAGCTTCATTGTCAGTTCCAGAGCCTTCAATTGAATCTGGTTATCGTCAACCTCTATAAAGTCAAGGCTGTTGCCATCAGCCCCTTTCATCTCGCCATTTTTCTTGATGTATATGTTGCAGGATATCTGCTTTGTCGCCTTTCTCATCCGCATCAAATCTTTTATGTCTTCCTCGTCTGTCAAGCCCATTCGTTCCATAAGGTCGGCAAACGAAATATTAAGTTTTTTTAAGTTCTGCGAGGCTATAACTGCGGCGACATTCTTATTCTTGCAATCGTATGCCTTCATAGCCGCCTCGGTCGGATTAAATGTCTTGAATAATTCGCTACGGAATATTCTCTGTTTATATGTCAATCCGTCCTTATCAATCATCCTTTCGTTGTATTTCTTTTTCTTTGCTGTTTTGGTTTTCATATCTCTCCTACCAAGTCTTCCATTGTATCCTAATATTTACAGTCCCCGAATCCTGCAATACTGAAAAATGGCTGGATTGAATCTGTTCCGTTCTTGATGTGCCTCTAATCACATTCTCAAAATCCTGCTGGCCCATAATAGCTTCTAAATATCCCTGCAATAAGAAATTCGTAGTTGCCGCCTCTGTAGATACCCAATTTACATAAGCTGGGGCTGTCGTGTAATTCACAATATATATCTCGTTAGCAGTCCTATCAAAATCAATCGTAAATACGCTCCAAGTAGATACTCCGACTGTAACCCAACTCGAACCCCGCCAATCAAATACTCCCGATTTTGTGTCGGTCGATATATTAGCCCAATAGACCTTATCCCCGCTTGACCCCGTGCCATCCGCATATACGATATTCGCGGATATTAAAATCAACAACGCTAACATAAACAATATCTTTCTCATTCATCCCTCCTTAAATGGTAAATATAATACAGCCCCTTTTCTCAATTCGATATGGAACATCATATCCAGCATAGGGCAGGATTTCTGGTCATCGCCCATTGACGGATACTTCCAATTCTTTTCGAGGCTCTCCCAATATAGATTCTTCTTTTTCAGATGATTGATGATGTTGGTAAGTTCTTCTTTCGGTATGTCTAATTCTTTTGACCATTGAGATATAAGCAATTCGGTTTTGTCCAATATCTTATACCGCCTTTTTTATT